CTACTCAGGCAGCAACGCCCAACGCGGTGAAGCTTGCCTATGACAGAGCCTCTGAAGCTCTCCCGGTAGGCACACCCTGTCCCTGGCCCAGCCTCAACATCCCATCAGGTTGGGTCAAGTGCGCAGGACAATCATTTTCAACATCGTCATATCCCGATCTGGCCAGGGCATATCCCAATGGCAGATTGCCTGATTTGCGTGGGGAGTTTATCCGGGGATATGACGATGGGCGGGGTGTTGACAGTGGACGTAGTATATTAACAGCACAAGGCGATGCAATTCGAAATATCACAGGTACTGTGACGGGCATATCTGAAACATTCAGCTATTCCGGCTCTGGCTCTGGGGTATTTCGACGGACATCGTCAGGTCCCGGTGCGGATGGTACACCGAGGTCTGTTGACTGGTCGAATGCGGGAACGTTGGATTTTGATGTATCACGAGTAGTACCAACGGCGAATGAAAACCGTCCGCGTAATATCGCATTTATCTATATCGTGAGGGCTGCATAATGACATATTCCTTAACTCCTGAAATTGCCAGTCTGGGGAAAAATCAGCTGGCAAAAAAAACGGGTTGGTTGACTGTATATCATGCGGATGAGACAACCCGTGAATATACCGGTGCCAGTTATGAATTCATCATGAAAGATACCGGCCTACCTGCATATAGCTATATTGATGCGCCGACTCAGCCTGATGCAGGCTATGGCATCATCCGTAGCCTGGATAATCGGCGGTGGGAATATATTCCAGATCACCGGGGCGAGACTGTTTTTAATACTCTTACCCGAGAAACATTGACAGTGAGTGAATTGGGAGACTATCCAATACAGACAACTCCACAGGAGCCTACGTCGGAATTTGATGTGTGGAATGGTGAAAAATGGGTCACTGATCATGCCGCGATGAATGCAGCTGCTGTAGCAGAGGCTGACGTCCGAAAAACAGCCCTCATTACATCGGCGTCAGCTATCATTGCACCATTGGCTGATGCGGCAGCGGGGGGCTATATCGATGAGGCAAATAAATCCCAACTGGCTGCATGGCAAAAATATCGCTATCAGTTGACGAAAGTAGATATCACAGCAGCAGAGATTGTCTGGCCGGAAGAACCTGGCAACGCCACATAAGAATGGATTATTCAGAATTAAAAACCGCTTCCGCTTGTAGTGCCAGTGATTACAAGTGGAAGCCATCACCGCCCTTTTCGCTCTGTGCCACCATCGTCATTTATTGACCTGATGGAGGCTCGCCCTATGGCAACCGACTACCACCACGGCATGCGTGTTATTGAAATCAATGAAGGCGTGCGTCCAATCCGCACCATCTCCATCGCCGTGATCGGCATCGTCTGCACCGGAGCCGATGCTGACGAAAAAACCTTCCCGCTGGATACCCCCGTGCTGTTAACCGATGTGCGATCCGCTCTGGGCAAAGCGGGAGATAGCGGTACGCTGGCGCACTCGCTTGACGCCATCGCCGACCAGACGCAGCCGGTGGTGGTCGCTGTGCGCGTATCCGAAGGCGAGAGCACCGCCGAAACCACAGCCAATATCATCGGCGGCAGCACCGCTACCGGGAAATATACCGGAATGAAAGCGCTGCTGGATTCGCAAACCCAACTAAAGGTAAAACCACGCATTCTGGCGGTGCCGGGGCTGGATTCACTGCCCGTCGCCACCGAACTGATCAGTATTTCGCAGCAGCTTCGCGCCTTCAGCTATCTGTCGGCGTTCGGCGCGCAGACCAAAGAAGAGGCGGTGCTATATCGAGACCAGATTGGCGCACGGGAAGCGATGGTTATCTGGCCGGATTTCGTCGGCTTTGATACCCAGACAGCCGCCGAGCGTACCCTGTACGCCACCGCCCGCGCTGTGGGGCTACGTGCCAGAATCGACGAAGAGGTAGGCTGGCATAAAACATTATCCAACGTTGACGTTAACGGCGTGACCGGTATTTCCCGCAGCGTCTTCTGGGATCTGCAGTCCACTGCCACCGATTCCGACTACCTCAACAGCCACGACGTCACCACGCTGATTTGCAATGGTGGCTATCGCTTCTGGGGATCGCGCACCTGCAGTACCGATCCCCTCTGGGCGTTCGAAAACTACACCCGCACCGCACAGGTGCTGGCGGATACCATCGCCGACGCCCACTTCTGGGCGGTAGATAAACCGCAACACGCCTCCCTGTTCCGCGACATTATCGAAGGCGTGAACGCCAAATTCCGCGAACTGAAAGGCAATGGCTATATCGTCGATGGCAGCGCGTGGTTCGATCCCGCCGCCAACACGCCGGATATCCTGAAAGCGGGTAAAGCCTACATCGACTACGACTACACCCCGGTTCCGCCGCTGGAAAACCTGATGTTCCGCCAGCGCATTACCGATCGCTATCTGGTCAGCCTGGCTGATTCCATCGCCACCACCGCTTAACAGGAGCACGCATCATGGCACTACCCGGCAAACTGAAATACCTCAACCTGTTTAACGAAGGCGATATCTATCTGGCACAGGTGGAATCCTTCACCCCGGCGAAGCTGACACGCAAACTGGAAGCCTATCGCGGCGGCGGCATGAACGGCGCGGCGCATGTCGATCTGGGGCTGGATGACGACGCACTCAGCGTGGAATGGTCAATCGGCGGCTATGAACTGCTGGCGCTGCGGCAAATCGGCTGGACGAAGATCAGCGGCGTGATGCTGCGCTTCGCCGGCGCTATCCAGCGTGAAGACAGCGAGGAATACGACGCGGTGGAAATCGTGGTACGTGGCCGCCATAAGGAGCTGGATCGCGGCGAGTATAAGCAGGGAGAAGGCTCCGCCACAAAAATAAGCACCCTCTGCACCTATTACAAAGAGAGCGTCAACGGTGAAACCATCGTTGAAATCGACACCGTGAACTTTATTGAAAACATTGACGGCAAAGACCGTCTTGCCGACGCACGCCGGGCCATTGGCCTGTAAGGATAAACCATGAGCGAACGTAAGAGCGTTACCCTGAATACACCCCTGAAACGCGGTGAAACCGAGTTTGCTGAATTCCAGCTCCGCAAACCGCTGGGCGGCGACCTGCGCGGCGTCAGCCTGGTGGAACTGCTAAGCCTCAATGTCGATGCACTCACCACCGTTCTGCCGCGCATCACTGCGCCGGCGCTGAATAAGCATGAAGTGGCGCAACTGGATTTTATCGACCTGACGGCCTTCGGTACAGCGGTGATCGGTTTTTTGCCACAGACCTCGCCGGAAGCAACGGATACCCCGGACGAATAGAAGAGGCGCAGGGCGACATCGCCGTCATATTCCATTGGCCGCTGGCGGCGCTGGACGCCTTAACACTCCATGAAACCCTTTACTGGCGGGAACAGGCCCGCCAGCGCAGCGGGGCCGATCAATGAGCACGCAAAATCTCCGCTTACAGGTACTACTCAACGCCGTAGATAAAATGACCCGCCCGCTGCGCTCCGTTTCACAACAAAGCAGCGAAACCGCCAGAGTGCTAAAAGCGGCGCAGCAACAGGTGAAAGATCTAAACCGGCAGACCGGGCAAATCGACGGCCACCGCAAGCTGGCTCGCGATGTCGCCGTCACCGGGAATAAGCTCAAAAGCGCACAGGATCGCGTCCGGGCACTGGCTACGGCAATGCAAAATAGCACTGCGCCCACGGCGGCGATGCGTCGGGAATTTGAGCGTGCTCAGCAGGAGGCGCAGCGACTTAAAGAACGATATGGTCAACTTACTCAGACACAGCAGCGCAGCCGCACCGCATTGCGTAACACCGGCATTGATACCCGCAATCTCAGCCAGCATCAGAGTGAACTGCGGCAAAAACTGGAGAACGCCAACCGTAGCGTGGAAGAGCAGCGAAGGCGGCTGGAACGGCTGAACCGGCAGCAGCAGCGGATGAACTCAGCCAAAGCCAGCTACGCCGGGACAATGCAAACCCGCAATAAGCTGGCCGGATTCGGTGCAACCGCGACGGCCACCGGCGTGGGTATGCTGTACGGCGGTGCACGGGTAATGATGCCCGGCTACGATTTCGACGTAGGCATGTCGCGGGTACAGGCGCTGACCCGTACCGATAAAAACTCTGCCGAACTGAAGCGATTACGAAAACAGTCGCGTGAGCTGGGCGCTTCAACCAGCTTCACCGCCAATGATGTGGCACAGGGCCAGGGGTTTCTGGCGATGGCCGGTTACACGCCGGACAACATCGAACAGGCCATGCCGCATATGCTGGATCTGTCTAAGGCTGCGGGTATGGACAGCCAGTTAGCAGAGGTCGCCGATATTGCCTCCAACATCCAGTCCGCCTACAAAATCCCGGCAGATCAGATGCAGCGTATGGCCGATGCCCTCACCTTCACCTTTACCACCTCCAATACTGATCTGCGGATGCTGGGTGAAACCATGAAATATGTCGGCCCGGCAGCACAAGCAGCAGGGCAGGACTTTGAAACCATGTCGGCGATGGCCGGAATGTTGGGTAATGTAGGGGTCCAGGGCAGCCAGGCAGGCACATCCTTACGCATGGCGCTGGTACGGTTAGCTAAACAGCCCAAAGCCGCAAGTGAAGCGCTGGATTCATTGGGTGTTTCGGTTGCCGACAGCGCCGGACGCATGAAACCGATGCCGCAGTTATTAAGCGAAATCTCTGCTTCATTCAAAAAGCTGGGCATAGACGGCGCGGGCAATGCGCAAAAGCTGGCATATATCAGCAAAATCTTTGGTACGGAATCAACCTCTGCACTGGCAGAGCTACTCGACAAACAGGCATCGCTCGATCCCTCGCTGCGCATCGAAGCCTATGCAGAACAGGTCAAAGGCGCGCTCGGCACCGCCGGCACGGTCGCTAAAACAATGGCCGATAATATGAAGGGTGACATGCAGGGCTTACAGTCTGCATGGGAAGATCTCGGCATCGAGATGTTCGAGTCGGTAGACAGCCCACTACGCAGTATCACCCAACGCATTACCGGCATTCTGCGGGCCATCGGTTCCTGGATGAAAGCCAACCCGCAGTTAACCGCCACGCTGGTAAAAATTGCGGCAACGATTGGCGCATTCGCCGTGGCGCTCGGTACGGTTTCACTGGCGCTGGCCGCTATCCTCGGCCCAATAGCGCTACTAAGGCTCAACCTGTCGGTGCTCGGCATCAAAGGCGGTAGCACGCTGGGACTGCTAATGAATGCAGTTAAAGGTGTGGGCAACGCGGTAATCTGGCTGAGCCGCGTGATGCTGGCCAACCCGATTCTGGCGATGATTGCGTTAATTGCCGGAGCCGCCATCTGGCTCTGGCAGAACTGGGACTGGCTGGGGCCAAAATTTGCCGCACTGTGGAACGGTTTTAGGCAAGTGTGCAATGATGTGTTGAACAACATCTT